CGGGAATAAACCCGACAAAGCCAAGACAAGGAGATTAATATGGCTAATACAACTTTTTCAGGTCCTATTAGATCTGAAAGCACAATCAAAACAATTAGTAAAAATGCAACCACTGGTGCTATAACAGAAGTATCAACTTTTGGCGATGGTCCAGTTAGTTTATCTGATGGCAACGTAACACTCACAAATGCTACTCATAGTGGTAGAATTTTACTTGTTCCTGACGGTAGTCAAGACAATACATATACACTCCCAGCCCCAATAGCTGGATCTATGTTTAGATTTGTTTATGCAGGAGGAGCCGCAGATGGCACAGATGCACTTATTATAACTCCAGGAAACACAAATTTTTATATTGGTGGTGTTACATTCTTAGATACTGATGGTAATGAAGTAAGTTCTGTCTTTTCTGATGGTAACTCAAATAGTAGCATTCAACTTAATGTTCCTGCTGGATTTGATATTACAATAATGGGTATAGATACAACTAACTATCAAATTTTTGGAAACGTAACATCAACGACTGCTCCTGCTTTCGCTGATCAATAATAGGAGGTTTATATGGCAGATGCAGTAACCTCACAAACTATTATAGATGGTAGTAAAACAGCAGTATTAAAGTTTACAAACGTGTCAGACGGAAGTGGCGAAAGTGCTGTAACAAAGGTAGATGTAAGTGCCTTATCTAATAATTCTCTTGGTCAATCTTGTACTGGAGCTACCATACAAAAAATATGGTGGCAATGTAACGGTATGAAAGTACAGTTATTGTTTGATGCTACTAGTGATGTTTTTTGTATTGAATTAGGTGAAAACCAAAGTGGTTATCATGATTATACAACTTTTGGTGGTTTACCAAATAATGCAGGATCAGGTAAAACTGGTGATATACAATTTACTACGGTAGGACACGCTAGTGGTGATACCTATACAGTGATACTACAAGTAGCTAAGGAATATAGTTAATGGCTACAACTAAGGACGTAAAAAGAACTCCCTCAGGTAAAATTTCTTACCGAGGGATGACTTTTCCAGGATTTAATAAACCTAAGAAAACTCCTGGAGGTCCTAAAAAATCAGCAGTATTAGCGAAAAAGGGTAGTCAAATTAAACTAGTGAGGTTTGGTGACCCAAATATGTCTATAAAAAAAGATCAACCAGGACGAAGAAAATCTTTTAGAGCACGTCATAGATGTGATACTGCAAAAGATAAATTTAGTGCTAGGTATTGGTCATGCAAGGCTTGGTAATGAAAGCAGATGAAGTTTTAAAATTATTGGAAAAGCATGAGTCCGAATGTGCTGATAGATACAAACGTATTGAAAAACAACTTGATAGGTTTGATACAAAACTGTGGGGTTTAGGTATATTGATAATAGCCTCAGCTTTTGTTCCGGAGATATTTAAATGGCTATAACAAGAGGTCAAATGTCAAAACAAATAAGTAAACCTCCTGCCAAAAAGAAAAATAAACGTAAGATTCCACCTAAATATTTAAAAGGTTTGTCCTCAGCTGAAAAAGCAAAACGTCGTAAAGAGATACAACGTAATGCACCTAAAGCAGATAATGATCCATCAGCTTATAAATTTAGTACAGATTTTGATAAAAAAGGTAAACGCAGAAAAACAAAAGAGTCTGTGTACACTAAACGCTTTAGAAAAATGTATGGAGGTAAAAAGAAATGAAGAAAAAATTAACACCTAAACAAAAAAAGTTAGCATCGCTCGCACCCCCTTTTAATAAAATTACTCGTGGTGATATTATTAAAGGTGCAACTATGAAAAAGAAAAATGGTAGCAAAACTAGAAACAATAAGAAAAAAGCTTAGGACTGGTAAAAAACTAGGTTTTAGTGAAAGAGCTAGAGCAGTTAATAAAGGGCTAATGCCAAGCAAAAGGAGGAAAAAACGTGTCAGCAAACGTAAGTAAGACCTTAGCTGAAAAAGCTAAAAAAGCTAGAGCTAAAGGTAAAAAAGTTACAGCAGGACAATTAAGGCAAGTGTATAACAAAGGTCTCGCGGCTTATAAGACGGGACACCGTCCTGGAACTACACCAAATCAATGGGCTATGGCTCGTGTTAACTCTGTGCTAACTGGAGGTAAAGCGGCGAAAGTAGATGCTCATATTTTTGGTAAAGGTAAAAAACCAAAGAAAAAGACTACAACTAAGAAAAAAGCTTAATGCCTTATCTAGTAAGTAATATACCCTTCTTCAAATGTTGGGTACGCAAAGAGTTTACCCACAATCATGAAAAATACAGAGGTGAGTTTATACATGCTCATGCGTTTGCTGTAACAACGATGCCTGATAGAACACTAGGCTTTCAAGTAGTTTTTACTGGTTGTGAGGTTGATGGCACAGATGAAACAAATGTTCATGGTGGTGCTATGTGGGCTAGAATGCCCTTGACTGCATTAGTAGCCGATATTCCACTTGACACTATGCCAGATATAATGCACCCACGCTTTGCACAACCTTGGGATTGTAGTTCTCATTATCATAGTGTTGTTAAGTTAGATTATGTGAGTGTTAGTCCATGGATATGTAAAATAGATAATAAGTTGCATATCGGGAAATATTTATTTACAATAGATTACAGTCAGTCTGATTTGTCTGATGATCCAGCTCAGCACAAGCAGAGTCATGTCATTCAGTTAATTAAGGCAGACAACTGGACGGGTAATATTGTTGCCTTGCCAAATAACAGGGTTAGAGTAACTTCCCCTGCACTCTGGGAAACTGGAGAGGGAGCTCCCGATTTTAAACCGAGTCAATGGACTCATAATGCAGAGGAACATGAGCAATATATGGATCCCGATGTAACATTTAATAATCTTTATAAGGAGAGTAAAGAATGATGAAAAAGAAGAGCTATGCAATGGGTGGTGCTACTAACGATAAAGAAAAAATGATGGGTGGTGGTGCTATGAAAAAGAAAAGTTTTGCTATGGGTGGTGGTGCTATGAAAAAGAAAAGCTTCGCTAACGGTGGCAAAGTTGTAAAAGGTCCATACAGTTAATGACAACTTCATCCTCTACAAATTTTGAGCTAGATGTAGCCGAGTATATTGAAGAAGCTTTTGAGCGTTGTGGCTTAGAGGTGCGTACTGGTTATGATTTACAAACTGCTAAAAGGTCTATAAATATACTTTT